AATACTAATTATGCGCTTACTAAGTCACAAGATAAATTCCTGCTTAAACCCCTAAAAACTACCCAAATAATCACCCTAATGTCGGATTTGGCCTCTACTTGTCATAATACCCATTCTTCTGCCGATGCGGCAGCTTCTTCCGCAAGTCGTTCTAAGGTTTCAACTGTTGCGTAATCCTCATCTGGAATAGCAATCGCAAACTTGCCGTCAGTAATGATTTTAGCCATTCCCACGCCAAGTTCACTTAACACTTGCGCATTTGGCAAAGTAACGCTAGGAGTATTGATAACATAAGTTACATCACTTGGTGCAAAAGCTGCTTCTATTTCTGTGGGTCGATTATTATCATCACCTAACCACATATAACCAGTTGTTAAATTAGGTAAATTATCAATAGTTATAGTTGGATTAGGCTGCGCCTTATTGTTTAAGTCTCCTATCCAGATATTGTTAGACGCTAAAGCGGGAAGAGGAATACTGCTGCTAGTACTAACAATACCCGCAGTATTAATCATATAACCATCATCTAAAACGCTTAAAACTTGACTATTTGGTAACTGTGTATTTGGAAAACCTGTTATAAAACTAGATGCTGCTAAACTATCAAAGTTATGTTTGATATTGATAATAGTTAGTTTCATATCAATTAATGCTGGAGACATCATGGAAAAATTATCAGTGCCGCCGATTAATATATAATCCTTGATAAGAGGAATCTTACCTGTAACAGGGGATATAAAATTATATAAAATCTCACAACTCATACTGTTAAATGACCTATAAAATTAGTTATATTACCAATATCGTTATTAAAATATTGTGTTACTGAATTTTGATAATAAGCTAAAATTGCAGGTGTAGAATCATCTAGTTCAGTATCTAAATCAGGTTGTAAGTAATATTGCATTCTATAGTAATACAAATTATCTAAAGTATAATTAGCTCTTATATTTAACTCTTGAGCTGTTATTTCTTGAGGGCCAGTAGTCATAGCCCCTAGTAAATACATAATTAAATTAGCTCCTTCTAACACTTTTAAATTTCCAACAGCATTTTGTAAATTTTTAACTTCTTTACTAGATAAATTCCATTTATCACCATAAGCCTTAGGATCACTGTTTAATTCTAATAATTCTCTTTTAGCTTTCTGTAGTAGAGTAGTGGTCGGCGCAGGAAATCCAACATCTCCAAGTCCTGTACCTATTGATAAGACGCAAAATCTGGTAGCAGTCGGTTTAAGAGATCTACCCATGGCCAAGGCAAATGATGCAGGATTATTTTGTGTAACACCACCGTCTATATATGAGTTTGCCCCGATATTCCATGCAGGAAAATATAAAGGAGCGGCACTTGTTGACATAGCAACATCAACCATTGAATTGCTTTGTCCTGATAAAATAGGAACAATGCTACTGTTAGAAAAATAAACAGGTGTATTTGTAGTTTGAGAAAAATCAGGATTAACATCATTTTTCTCAAAGGATGTTATTAATAGGTTAGTTAAGGCGTTTTGTAAGGTCTTCGTGCCAAACACTGATGTTAATTTACTATTTAATCTCATAGTACCGATACCTGATGTGGTGCTAGGATAAAAAGTAGGATTACTAAATGGGCCTCCTACAATAGTGTTAACTTTAGTTAATGTAGATGGGGTGCTAGAAGGCGATGTACTACTAGTTGTAAATATCCAAGGACCGTCATTAGTAAAGAAACTGTTAATATCCGATGGGGCGAGTCCTATAGAATAAGCTAACGCTTGGATACCACCAATTGATAATATCCTTACTGTGTTTGAATCGCTCATTTAAAAAAACCTTGGTTTGTCGTTATAGTTATATCGCATTTCAACCTGTCTTTTAGTTCTAGACATTGGCAGACCATCTAAAATAACAAACTCTAAAGCATTCATTAAGTGATCTCGCCCTTTGTTGATCTTCCCTTTATCGTCTCTTGAATATCCACGCCATTCATCCATAAACTTACGACAAGTCTTGAACACTTTAAAACGACCAGTTCTAATACGCTCCAGTACCGAATCCAAAGCCAGTTCTTTAGCATATTTGCCTTTGTTTAGTTTTAAGCCAGCTTTTGCGTAATCATCAATAAGCTTTTCTCCGTCTCTTTGAGACCCTTGATTGACTGCTGGATCACAGACGCCAGGTATCCAGTCACAACCCATTATCATTAAAGAGGCAGCATGTTGAGCGGCTGTCTTTTCTGTAACTGAATATTCCTTGTAAATGTATAGTATGTCATTGTCCTTATCATGAGCCATGAATACAACGGCAGTCGGCGCAAAGAAACCAACATCCATTCCAAACACACAAGGCCAATAATGAGGTATTTCAAACGGATCCACTAAGAATTCTGATTCCATAACTTGATATACAAGTCCAGAACCAACGCTCGGTATTCCTTTTTCCCTAGCCTCTAATTCATAAGGTTTTAAAGTGCTTCTTAGTTGTTGTTTGGTTTCTTCTGATAAATGAGTATTATCATCCCACGAAGCTTGAATATAGTATTTGCCGTTAAAAATGATTTCTGGATCAGTTCTTATAACCTCATCTTCTTGAGATAGATCTTCAACTGATTGTGTTTCTCCTTGTTCTGGTTTTTTCTTGGTAACTCGATGTTCTAAAAAATAGGACATCATTTCAGTGTAACCTTTAAGCGGTGTCATCGTAAGAATAAGCCTGCCCTGCCCCATCTCGTCAACATCTGCAAGTCTCATGCTACACTCGGTATAGACATCTTTTGGCGGTTCTTCGTCTAAATGTATTAAATGACACCTTGCTCCTTGGAACTTCTCTCTGCCTTGTTTGTATGATTTGAAATAAAGACTAGATACTCCGCCGCTAGAATGTTGAATTTGTACATAATCAACAGCTCCGTTAACGCCTGATAGCATAGCTTTTTTTAAGATTAAACTCGGGTGAATTAGTCCATCTGTAAAATAGCCGTCCAAAGAATAACCACCTATCAACATTTTTTGTAAAACATTTCTGGTGATTTCATAATTTTCAGACGCAACCCAAACTGTGATAGAATGATTAAATTTATGACCAGTCCACCAATCAGGATAAACACCAGTTAAATGAATAGCATCTTCAACGCAACCGCAATAAGTTTTCCCTGTTCTATTACCAGCTAAAAACAACCGCTCTATAGCCTTAGTACTAGCGGCGTGGAATTTTTCTTGTTTAAGATGAGGTTTATAAAAAAGAAAACGTTTTTTATACTCACTTGTACAGTGGTGACTAGCAGTTAACATTAATAATCTCGCAAGGTAGTTAATTGTTTGAATTATAGCAATTATCAATGGACAAGCCAACTAAATAAAAACCGAGATAATATAAGAAACAAGTAATCTAATATCAATTACAATGTAGATGTTACTATAACACATATTTAGCACAGTTTTGACACGTAAAATGTGTTATTACAACACTAGTATTACATCATAATAAATCATACTTGACACATTACCTACACATTGGTATATGTTATAGCTTTAAAAGAGTATAATATGATTTTATTAATTGGCGGCGAAAAGGGCGGAACGGGCAAATCTACTATATCAACTAATATAGCCGTAACATTAGCTCATAAAGGTCATGAAATAGTTATTGTTGATTGTGATCCCCAAGGAACATCTACAAAATGGTTAACACGGCGTAGTAAATTTTATTCTGAGTTACCAAAAGTGTTCTCTATTCAAAAAACAGGGGATACATATGACACCATTAAAGATTTATCTACCAGATATAAACATGTAATTATAGATGCTGGCGGTAGAGACTCCGAAGAGTTAAGAACTGCAATGGTAGCTTGTGAAAAAATGTATATTCCTCTTAAAGCTTCACAGCCAGATCTTGAGACTAGTAAACATATGACACAATTAATTAAACTTGCAAGAAGCCTCAATAATAAACTTGATGCTTATACAATAATATCTATGGCTTCTACTCATTATAATTTGAACGAAGACAAAGAAGCCATATCTTTGCTAGCTCAATCTAATATAGCAAAAGTATCAGATGTTATTATTCATGAACGCAAAGTTTATCGTGATGCAATTGCTGATGGCAAAGGCGTAATAGAATATGATAATCCAAAGGCTATAACCGAAATTAACTTATTAATAAATGAGATATTTACAAATGCGTAATTCTAAATTTTCACTGGATACAGATGATATAGAGCCAATAGAAGTTCAAACTGTAATTGATAAACAAGCATTGGCAGAATTTGCTAAAGGGGCAAGAACTCATGACATTATAGAAAACCTCGAATCTTGGCGTCATGCTGATAAAGAAGGTTCTCCTAGTTACAACATGAGACTAACATTTAACCAATACCAGATAGGATTATTAAGACATGTCGCAAAAAAAGAAAAACGTAGTTTAAGTAACTTGTTAAAGTTGGTGCTATTTGAAGAATTAGAGAAGCGACTAGAATCTGATACTTAAATATAAGCAAAAGATTATTACCTCATTTCCATTTTAGTTTCATGGCTATTACAATAATATTACATATTAAACTAACCGTACTTGATATTATCAATGCTATAAGGTTGTTCGAAACTCCATATACAATCCATAAAGACACCCCAATAAGAGATTGTATATATGTAAGTATAGAAACATCTTTTACCGAGCGTGTTTTCCATATTTTGATAATTTGGGGTATTAGTGCGCTACATGTAAGGCAGCCAGCAATCAATCCAATTAACTCTATTAGTTCTTGAGGCATAATATTAGATCCATTTCAATTTACATATTAAGATAACGATAAAAGCTAGCTCTAGATATTTTTAAACTATGACAAATATCATCTATACTCATGCCATGATTTTTATGCATTTTCTTAGCCATTATAACTTTGGGATTTGTGACGGCAATTTTTCTACGACCACCTTTTTTACCTCTAGAGCGAGCTGCTTCAAGTCCAGCTTTTACTCTCTCTTGGATAAGACGACGTTCAAATTGAGCTAGGGATGAGAATATATTAAAAATAAAATCACCCGAAGCTGTGGTAGTATCAATAACACCATCGCAAATGGATTTAAATGCCACTCCTTTTTCTTTTAGATCGTCTATTAATACAACTAGATGTTTCATAGAACGGCCTAATCTATCAAGACGCCAAACAATTAACGTGTCGCCTGCTTGCAATTGCTCAATACATTTTTGCAATCCTAATCTCTCAGATTTTGCTCCTGATGTAGTATCTGTAAAAATATATTTCCTTTCGCATCCAGCATTTGCTAGCGCATCAATTTGCATGTCTAGATCTTGTTCTTTTGTCGAAATACGTGCATATCCGATATTTTTAGGTATTCTCATTATTGCTTTTATTTATGAGTATTTGAGACTTAGTTTTATAAGACCGCAATATAATACAGAATTGAGAGGATATTGTCAATGGGGAGGTCTGTCTTATCATACACCTGTTTGATAAGACGAGGAGTGTATATTAAGTAGCTTCTCTGCTTTAATGGCACTTTTTATGATTTAATCTTTAAAAAACGGTGCAAACATAGATTCTAATTCAAGATTGAGTTCAAACTCATTAGATATCCTGTTTATTTTGCCTAATGTGTGTACTTCACCAAGCTCATATTTATCTTTTATATAATTTACTATTTTATCGCCAAAAAGATATTCCACTTGTGCTAAGAACTTTTTGCTACCACTAATGTCGTAGATATTAAATCTCAGTTTTTTTTCACTTAGTTGCTTTCCTATTATGGCCTTATGATTGAAATTGAATGTAGAAATCAAATGATGCAAAAAATCTACTATCTCGCCATAATGATCAAGTCTTATCTTAAACAAATTATCTTTTCTTGCTTTATTAGCAATACAGCCTTGACTTATAATAGCCAGCATAGTAACAAATGTTGAAATAGCGATAATCCAATTTGATAATTCTTCCATATTTTTAAACCTTATTTTATTTTTGCATCTTCATACATACTATGAATAATTTTTAGTTGCTCATCAGACATGAGCTTATACATATCTTCACCCTCGTCTTTCTTAGCTTCTGGTTCAATGGTTTTAAGCGTTCTCATTTCATCCATAGCCTCATTGTGTGTTAGCTCCTCAAACTGAGGCAACGCCTTGGTAATAGCTTCTAACCTATCTACTCCGTCCTCTTGAGCAACAACTACAGTTTGATTTAACCAATCCGTAGGAATTGAGACTAACTCTTTAAAATATATTTGCTTTGCTAACTGTTTACTAGCCGCATCGCCATTATTAAAATCATCCCAAAGTATTTTGTATGCAGTAGGAATATCTTCAGCAGCTCTCTTTCGCAATTCAAGTAATTGTTTTTTTAATGGTGAAACAGTTCCTTTAGGCCTACCTTTAGGATTACCGGACGCTCCTTTTGTAAAACCAGTCTTTTTAACTTTTGTCATTATCAATTTCTGTTGTTATTCATTGTTATTAACAACGAATTCTTAATTTATTTACTAGTATACCATATAACAATTAATGTTTTTAATAAAATACATTAACATTATAAATATCACACCACCCCATATTGAATTAAAACCGAAAGTACTGCATCTCTACCATCTCCTACTGTTCCTATCCCCGCTGCTTGCGTTATGAGATCTACATTACTTGATGGTAAGAACGCATTACCTAATAATTTTGCTAAGTTAGTTGAATCGCCAATTGCTACGTATTCACCGAGTAGAGTATCTATTGTATCTTTTATCGCCATAGTATTTTAGTCCTCAAAAATGTTAAATAAGCCCCAAGGAAGTATAATCCTAAATAAGGCAAAAATGGTTAGCTCAAAAAAAAGCATAATTGCTATTGTTAATATCAGACGCTCCCAAAATGTATCTAAAATAACGTTGTATTCATTGCTAAGTATACAACCCGTAGTATTACAAAGTATATACCAAACTAAGTTGATAAAAGTTTGCATGATTCGATTAGAATTATTATACAAATTAAATATCATTTTGTTTTCTCCAATATTAGTTTTAATTTCTTATAATTGTCAGGATATTTTATTTGTAAAGTTAACTTGTACTCAAAAGGTGCTTTTTGTAAGATATCTCTTATAGTGCTTAGTGGAGTATAATATGATTTTAACATTGTATATCCATCTGACTTAATTATGATATTGTTAACGTTAATTATTGCATCTTCTAGTAAATCTAAAGGATTTATTGACATGTTTAAGGTATTGGTTAATGTTCTAATATTCATTTTATTTTCTCCTTTATTATCCAGTCATTTGCTTCAAAATCCTCTAAACTAAATACCCACTCACTAGCTTGGATTTTATTGTCTAAAAAATAAGAAGCTATTTCAGTTTCATAACCATCATGAAGCCTATAATAATGGTCAAAACCATTGTTTTCTCTTTGCAACAATTTACCTTCTCGCATAAGTTTTACAGCTTCTATAAAATTCATTTTGTTTTACCTTTTTTAATTATCTAAAATTATCCAATCATCAGCTGACAAATCTTCACAAGTAAATTCGTATATAGTGTATTTAGGGTGTAGTTCATCGTTAAAGTTTTTATCAATATTTACTATTTCAATATTACTAATATTACTCCTTACTAAGATTTCTCCATCTCCCCAGCAAGGTCTCCTAGCATAACCGATATTAATTTGCAGTGAATTCATAACCTCTATAATATTCATTTTATATATCCAATGCCCCTCTGTATAGCTCTAACAAAGCATCTTCTTCTTCGATTTTACTTTTGTCTTTTTTACGAAGTTTTAGCACTTGTTTTAAGGTCTTAGTACAAAATCCTTTAGACTTAGCCTCGGCATAACCATCTTTTATTATTTCTAGATGATCGCTCTTTTCTTGTTCTAATCTCTCTAATTTTTCGATAGTATTTTTTAGATCGCTAGTATTAATTATATCTGTCATCGCTTTTAACTCATTTGAATTTATTGTTATTTCCATTATATTTTACCTAATTATTTTTCTCTTCAAAATGGTATCTCATCGTCATCCAAAACAACTTCTGATCGTTCTGGTTTACCGTAATTGATTTTGTGTTTCCCACTAGCGACTTCTTGTTCATTAGCTTCCGCCTCTTTTGGATAAGTCAGTATATTGAATTCATTTACTAATACCTCAATACTTGCTTCTGCCATCCCACTGTTGCTAATATAAGCTTTTGGCTTTGGTATTCCTTTGACTAACACGCCCATCTTGTCTTTGACATATTCCTTAATGTTTTTAGACATTTTTTCAGAGTTAGATTTACACTCAAACCAAGTAGTGTCTTGTTGTTCTTGTCCGTTCTTATCTTTGTATTTTTTGTTAACGCTCATTTTAAACGTTACCCAATTAGGATAATCTCTTTCATTCGGACATCTTGCATCTTGGTAAACATAGCCTATTAGCTGTATTTCTGCGTTGTTTCTCATTATTCTACCTGCTCATAAGTCATTTTAAATATTTCATCGTTACAAGGATATAATTCACCTTTCACACCTCGAATTAACCAGTTATTTAAAGATAGCTCCATTTCACCCTCAATAGTTTTTACTGTAAAACGAAGGCTAATCCTATTAGGACTTGCAAGAATAAGAAAATCCACTACTCCTTCTTTTAAAGACACTCTTAACTAATCGGGAAATTCACTAAAGCATTCTTCTATTTCATGTGTATCACTTTTTATAAATTGCACCGCTTCAATCTCTATTGGTTTCTTTCTGTATCTCATATCATTTCACCCTCTTTTTATTGTTTCTTTAGAAAAAATTAAAGGCCTGTTTCTGTTGGCCTCATCTCGTAGTTCTATGGTCAAGTTACTAGCTAACACGGCGTTTTCTAACTCCATTCCAAACTTATCATCAATCCATTGAATGGTAAAAACCGACCCGACGAGAATTAGCTTTTGACTAGTTGAATTGTCGCTTACCCGTAGTTTATCAAACCAGTTTTTCAAAATATGAAGAGCTATTTTTTCTTCATGTTTTTTTAGCAAAACTTTAGTTAATTCAGCTTTAAACCTAAGCCACTGTGGGTTATTGCATGAGTTGCTTAGCAAGACTTCACTTTTTGCCAACACACTTTCAGTTGCCACGGGTTCTTTGTTCACGTAAAGGTTGGTATTTACCAAGGTAAGAATAACTTCCTCGCCATAAACCGACTTGATACACTTTCGTATTTTAGCTTTCTCGATATCGTTAAAAGAAACTCCGATAGTTGGCTTAATGCATACTTTGAGAGGTGATATTTCCTCAAATGAGCAGTTATCTTGGATTTCATTAGCTGTTGCACCAAAGGCATCAAAGATAGCCTTTGAGAGCAGCATTTTCCTAGTTTCCTTATCAGGTATAGGATTTTGTTCCTCTTGTTTCATAGCTGGTATTTCCTCTTGTGCTATTGGTTCAGATTGGTTTAGGACTTTACTCATCAACTGGGCAAAGTTAGACATTCCAGTATCCTCATGGGTTCGCTGTACACGCTCTAGGTGTATAGCTTTTTCCTCTGATGCAGTTAGGAGTTTTGGTTTCTTGGTATCGTCACAAGCTGTGACTATTTCCTTTGGTTCAGGAATAGCAACTTGCGAATGCTCCGTCAGGATAGCATTTGAGCAAGTTGTGTTTTCCGTTTCTTGGGATTTTTTTATTTTTAATTTTTCATTATTCGTTATAGAAAGAGATATCTCTTCGAGATCTCTTTCTATAACTTTATTATCTATATAGATGGAGCATTTTTGCTCCATGGTAGGAGCATTTTTGCTCCATGCTTGGAGCTTGTTTTCCTGTGGTTTTGAAGCTATACTTTGCTCGATTTTTACATCTTCTAAATTCATTATTTTAAATGCGTCAGATGTATAACAAATCTCAAATACATTATATAACATTTTACCATCTTGAAACGTTCTAGGATGACGCTTAAAATGGTAAATATGACTTATCTGTTTACGTAATCTTGAATTTTGATGTCTTTTCTTTTTTGTAACTTTCTCAAACCAATGCGTAGATAAAAATACTGGTCTATCATTATTCTTATGTAACTCATATGCTATTTTGCCCGTAAGCCTTGCCGCAATATCTGGTAATGTTTTTTCAGGATCATTAGCTCTTGTAATCTCAAGCCAATCATCGTGTGTTTTTGTGTAAGACTTTACAACGTTACGTTTTTTATAAGCACTAATACAAACAATATTAGATTTTTTAGCAGTTCTGATTTTATTAGAGGCGACTTTCATATTCAACCTCCTCTCCTATTATTTCATTAAGAGCTGGATGTGGTATGTGTATCGACCAACTATTAAGTTCTAAATTATCATCTCTATAACTATCGCCCCAGTCTTGAATTATAATTAACCCTCTTTTTTTTAACCTTTTTAATGCTCTTGTAGTACATACAATTGAAACGCCATACAATTTACAGAAATATTCTATGATTTCTTCAAAAGAAACGAAAAATATTATGGGATCATTCCAGTCGTCTCTATGATTTAATATATCTCCTAAAATTGCTATAGCGAGCCAATCACTGCGGCCATTCTGGTTAACTAATTTCTGGTACCACGCTCTAGGAATGACTAAATTTCCTTCTCTTAATCTACTCACGCCTCACCTCCTAAAATCAAATCAAGTAACATGTCTAGATCGTCCCAAAAAATACCTTTTGTAGTATTCCCATTGGCAACGCCTCTTTTAACTCTTGCAGCCACAATTTGGACGTGCATATCTTTATCTGCTGTCATAGTATTCACACCTCTCTTATGTTTATTATTTTATCTAAAAATTGTTTTCCTTGTTTATTCAGTTTGATCTCGGATTCAAAGTACACAGGATCATCTGGTTTTAAGTTTTTTAGTAAATCTATATCTCCATCTTGCTGTTCATTACAAAGGAAGTAACGAAATTCACGATCGGAATAATAATCATCAGAGGTAGTGCTATGAACGTTGGTAAAACTAGCTGTTATTGAGGTACCACGACTAATTATTGGTTGGTATAATTCTTCAAACTTTGCTCTAAATGTTAATTTTACTGGTGGAGTTAATATTAAAAATAGGCTATTACCATTTTTACGATGTTCTAGCTCTATCGTGTCGTACACTCTTCTCAAGTATCCATTGGTTTCTAATTTAAGAAAATGACGTTCAATTTGTCTTGCTTGAAGATTTAATTTGTCTGATAAATATTTTTTTGAAATATGAAATTGTTTAAATAAAGGGTAGTTTGATAATAGAAAGTTGTATGTGTATTTTATAGAATTGTTAAAATGTTTAGGCAGTTCATAAGCCATCTCAGTACATAATTGCATATAATAACTCAGTTTATTTAAGACTGATGAGTATAGCTCAATTACAAGGTGAATAAGAGACATCTTAAATGACGCACCTTTTCTATTGACAGACTGATGAGGGATGGGATATAATGAGATCATAACAAGCAATCCTCCTTTATTAGGTTTATTGTTGTTTTAAAGGCGGCTGTATCACGAATCTCGCAAGGATCAAAATCGGTCGCTTTTTCTTGAGAAAAAGAAAGGGTTCTATCTCTATCTCTATCTCTATCTCTATCTCTGCTATGTTGAGATGTATTCATAATATATATCCTATTCGTTTTTTTAGAAAAGTGCGGTCAGGCTTAAATTTCTAAATACCATTTATAAAAAGCCTCATTATTGGGGCTTTTTTGTTGTTTGGTTTAAATTTGTTTAAATAATATAGTTGCTAAACTTCCAAGTAACATTAGAAACGTTCCTATTGATATTGCTTTTAGCCAATTTACACTAGTTCTTAACTCAGCTATATCAGTTTTTAACTCCGCTGTATTGTTATCTATTTTAGATTCAAGCTTTGTAATATCATTATCTATTTTAACTTCTAGCTTAACTATATCTAATTTAGTGGCTAAGTCATCATTTTTGCTACTTATAGCATCTACGATAGCTTCAGCAGTTCCTTTTGAGACTCCTGTATTTATAATTTTTTCTATTGCTCTATGAGTGTCTAAAATTGCCATTTTTTAATCCTTATTTATGCTTATTGGACAAAATTGATAAGAATCAACTGTTATTGCCACTTCGCTACCAAGACAATCATAATAGAAAATTTTATTCATTCCTGAAACTCTTTCTCCAGACTGAAAACACATAATAGCGTTAGCTTCTAATGAAGATAAACTCAAAATAGAAAAAATAACCAGTTTTTTTATCATCATAATTTTTTTTGTTTAAAACTATTACCTTGATATGCAAAAGGTACTCCTCTAAAATTGTGATGTCAACAGTAAAAAATAAAAAACTTGAATTTTTTATAAAAAAGAGTATATATTAAAGATAATTAAAACTTTGAATAAAAATGGAAAATAAAAAACTATTATTAGAAGCTATAGACAATTATAGTTTATTTAATAAAAATCAAAAAAAAGTTTTACAAGCTTTGTTAAATCTTTCTATAGATGGGGAAGTTATTGCAAGTATTAAAGATTTATTAGATATTACTAAATTAACACGAGCAACAATTTCTTCTGCTCTTTCTTTTTTAGAAGCGCAAGAATTTATAGAAATACCAAGTTTAAGAGGTGTAGTATTTACTAGTTGCAAAATAAAACAATCAAAATTAACAGAAATAGTTACACGTTATCAAACTAAAATTAAACTTATAAATTCAAATTAATGAAAAAATTTTTTATATCATTATTAATGAGAAGTAGTTGTGCTTCTGATGTTGGTTACAAATAATGAAAAGGATCTTTAAAAGCGTTGTTGCCATTATTGTATTAATTCCATTAATAACTTTCATAACCACCGTATTGTGTAATACCTATAAGAACCACCCTAGAAACCTCAACGAATATTGGGGTATTAGACTTGGTGATAAAGCTGAGGATGTTTTATTTTATAAAGGAAAACCTACTGGAGTATACGAAGATTTGTTTGAAAAGTATTCAATTAATAATATCAGTAAAACAGTGGGTATTGATATTATTAATAAAGACTTTAAGCCTTCTTGGGAATACGAGCAAAATGATGTTGAATATATTATCCAATTTACAGACGATAAAGTTGTAAAAAAAGTGATTTGTGAATGTGTAAATGAAGAACAATGTCAATCTTTTTCCTGTCCTAAAGTTTCTACTATTGAAATTGGTAGTAGTTATGAAGATATAATAAAAATTTTTGGTTATCCAGCTCCTGAATTTTTAAAAAAAAGATATGGGTTAAGATTTTTAAAATATCCTAAGTATAACGTAGTTTTTAGACTTAAAAAAAATAAAGTATACGCTATAACATACGAAGATCCCGATATTCCATTATTCTAAATGATCTAAGGGATAATAATGAAAAAATCTTTTGTAATTCTTGTCCTATCAATAATTTACATTAGCATTGTCACTTACCCTACTTCTCGTCTTTCCTACGAAACATGTTTTACTCCACCTCAGCGCTGTGGAGATCTCATTGTTAGTAATATTAATAAAGCTAGCCACAGTATATTTGTTCAAGCTTATGGTTTTACTTCCAAGAAAATTATTGACGCTCTTCTACAAGCTAAAAATAGAGGTTTAGATGTAGAAATTATTTTAGATCACAGTAATTTCCATAAAAATAAACAATCGATTTTAGATCTTCTTAAGAAAAATCAAATACGAGTCTATCAAGACAAAGTCTCTGGTATAGCTCATAATAAAGTCATGATTATTGATAGTAATAAAGTTATTATTGGTAGCTTTAATTTTACGGAAAATGCAGATAAACGTAATGCAGAAAATGTTATTGTACTCACTAATGACGACATAGCCAAAGAATATTATCAGAACTGGAAAAACAGAAAGATTTGCAAATAATCTATCTTTTACCTCAAATAAACTTGACATTAATTTAATTACATACTATACTCACTCTTGTGATCTAGGTCTGCGCTACAATTCAGGCATAAAAAAAGCCTAAGATTGTTTGCACGACTTAGGCTTTTCAGATCTAGATCACACCAACCTCTTATTTGTTTTTCGTTTGAACACCAAAACAAATAAGAAAACGCAACTTATTAAAAAGGAGTGAGTCCTATGTATACTATATCAAAAGAAGAGAAACAATCACATTTACTCGAGCAACTAAAAAATTTAGCTATTGCTCAAGCAAAAATGTTAGGCATCGACTATACTTGCAAAGAAAATTGTGCTACAATAAGCAATCAATTTCCTTGCGAGAAAATTATGACAGATACATTTATTTCGCCTGCTCAGGCGATTCAGGTTCAACAAAACTTTGAACTAGCCAAAGAAGCTTTTGCTCGTATGGCTTTGAGAATACAAAGCAAGATCCTTGAGAGTAGCTATAAGGAAGAGCTGCTATTGAAAGCTTATCAATACAACATTCCCTACAACCATAATTCCATTAATTTTCTTGAGCTATCCACTCAAATTGACGAGTACGAAGAATTATTACGTATAGCTCAAACATTTAACATTGACTGGGATAGCTCTGAGTATGACCCTATAGCTTTGCAGCAAGAGATTGACTATCACGAAAAGCAAGAGCTTGATCAAAGAAACATGATGTACTTAGATTACATGTCCTCAAGATCAATAAGGGTATGAGGTTATGAGCATGAAAGTAGAAAAAGATAATTACCAATTTAATGATTACGGATACTTAGTCGATCAAAACTACGAAATTGTAATGCCTTACAAAAAACCAACAGCAAACGTTGTTAATGTTATCAAAGCTTTGCAAGCTTTATCTGATGGCAAGAAAGTAACTGAAATATGGAGAGACAAAGATTCCTATTTTCAATTTGATGAAAATGGGGTTTTACGTAATCATGACGGCGCAAAGGTTTTTATAAACATTGCTTGCATAGAAAATTTTAGAGATATATGGGAGGTCATTAATGAGTAACCAACTAAAAATAATAATAGAAACAATAGATCAGCTGATGGATAGGTTTAAAACTATGGTCGACCTTTCTAATCTTGATCCAAGATTGTCGGACTGGTTTTTGTATGACCTTAAGGAATTAAAAAAAATGGTGGAGGAATTGAAATGAGTACCGATATAATGATGAGTGAAAAAATTGACTGTTTAGCTATTGCACTAAGCAAAGCGCAATCAGTTATTGAAAATGTGGGCAAAGACAAACAAGGTTATGGTTATAAATATGCCGATTTAGCTAGTTGTCTAGAAGCAATAAAAAAACCTTTATCTGATAACGGTTTATCTATTGTTCAACCAATATCACAATCAGCAGATGGTAAGCCTTTACTTTTAACTTTGCTTATTCACGAATCTGGGCAATGGATTAAATCTATATTTTCTATAGAAAATGTAGTAACTAAAAATAAACAAGGTGTAGTAACTGGAAATGCATTGCAGCACTTTGGTGCTGGTGTTACTTATGCTAGGCGTTATGCGTTATCTTCTATTATAGGGTTAGCTCAAGAAGATAACGATGCGCAAAGCTTTAAAATATCTCAAGTAAAAGAAATAGAGCTAAATCCAGTTAAAGAATTGATTAATTTATGTAATGAAAGTAAGTTAAATCTAAAAGAATTTACTAGTTACCACGAGATAAATAGTAGTGATTTAGAGTCCGTGAAGAAAGGCGTAGATAATTTTTTATTGTTGAAAGAGGAATTTTTAAATGCAGGAAATACAAATATTCAATGAATTAAAACAAGGGTCGGATGAATGGCATAACTTGAGGTTAGGCAAAATAACTGGTTCTTGTTTTTACAAACTACTTGGAACTCCAGCCGCTAGCAAAAAGTATCTTTATCAGAAAGCTAGTGAGATTATAACTAACGCTAAATCAGATTCTGAGAGTTTCAATAATGTTCATATTCAACGTGGATTAGATTATGAATGCGTTGCAAAAGCAGAATATATAAAAAGCAATTGGACTATTATAGACGATGTTGGGTTAATTGTACTTAACGACTATGTAGCTTGCTCTCCTGATGGATTAGTTGAGGATGATGGTATTGTCGAAATTAAAGTACCAGATTCTCATAATTATTTTGAACAAGTAATTGAAATATACAACGAGGGCGAAAAAGCTATACCATCAGAACATTATGCTCAGATGCAATTTAATTTATATGTTTCAAACCGTAAATGGTGCGATTATATATTATATAATCCAAAGCATTCTAAACATAATAATGGATTATATATTTATAGAGTCAATATTGATTACGCAATGCAAGATCGTATCCGCCAAGTATTGCAAGTTTCTATAGAAAAAATAAAGGAATATATAGAACAATATCATGACATTGTTTAGTTAAATTAATATTGACTCATAATATACTAGATGACACCATTATTAAATGATGGAACAAAGTTGGTGTTGCTATGATTAATGAATTAAATAATAGTAAAATGCAATTTTGTGTTGATTACATATGCAGTAATTATATACAATAAAAAACAAATGATCTATATAAAGAACTATAAATTAAACATTTAATTAAGTATGGAAACTTTTGATATTGATACAGCGATTATCGCTTTATTCCTGATTGCTAATTTTACTGCTGGATTATTTTTTAGCAGGGGTAAAACAACATTACGTGAGTACGCTGTAGGGAATAAAAAATTTTCTACGGGAACTATAGCAGCTACTGTTATAGCAACTTGTATCGGAGGCGGATTCTTTTCGGGAGCTATTACCGAAACTTATAAACAGGGGCTATATTTTATAATACCAGCACTTGGGGAACCTTTATGTCTTATAATAGTGGGTTACTTTTTAATACCACGCATGGCAGAGTTTTTGGGGAATCTCTCTATTGCCGATGCTTTAGGAAATTTATTTGGTAAACATGTACAAATAATTTCAGCTATAGCTGGTATATTTCTTTGTATAGGAATAGTTGCATTGCAATTTAAAGTTGGGGCTGCGATATTACGAATTTTCTTTGGAGTTTCTGGGTTTTATGCAATTTTAATGTGCGCCATTATTGTAACTGTTTACTCTGCTTTTGGTGGTATAAAAGCTGTAACATTTACAGATATAATCCAGTTTTTTACATTTGGTGCTATTGTTCCTATTATATCTTTAACTATTTGGGGAACTTTAAATGATCCTTACATAGTTTTTTCAACATTAGAACAGAACCCTCTATTTGACTATAAACAAGTCTTTGACCTTACTAATACCAGATTTATCCATACTATTTTTCTTTTATCATTTTTTTTATTACCTGGATTTCAACCAGTTTTTTTTCAAAGAATAATCATGGCCAGAAATACTATTCAAGGCAGAAATGCTTTTATAATTGGTGGATTGGTATGTCTCATTATGCTATTAATAATAAGTTGGGTTGGTATATTATTGCTTTCAGACAATCCTAATTTAGATCCCAATAATTTACTTCCTTATATTATTTCAACTTATAACTACTCAGGATTAAAAGGTCTTACAGCAGTTGGAATAATGGCAATAATTATGTCAACTGCCGATAGTTATATTAATTCTGCAGCAGTTTTATTTACTAATGATGTTTTAAAACCATTAAATATCAAAAGAGTAAAATTGCCTAATGACCTTATATTACTTTGTATTTTTTCCTTTTTTGTTGGTATTGCAGGGTTCTTTCTTGCGTTTAAAGCTAATACTGTACTTAACTTACTTTTATTAATATTTAGTTTTTACATGCCAATAGTCTCCGTTCCATTACTTTTTGCTATATTTGGTTTTCGTAGTACCAATAAATCTGTTTTAACAGGCATGTTTAGTGGTTTTATGGTAGTAATTATTTTTACTATTCTAGATACTGGGATAGATAGTGTTATACCTGGAGTAATAGGTAATACTATCTTTTTAATTGGAACTCATTACCTATTAAAACAACCTGGTGGATGGATTGGAATTAAGAATCCAGAACCAATAAATTTAATTAAATCAGAACGCAAGAGAAAACTAAAATCTATCATTAGAACTCTTTATAATTTTAATTTTATAACATTCTGTAAAAATAACAGTCCTAAACAAGAGTATATTTATTCGTTCTTTGGGCTATTTTGTATTATTTCGGTTTTCTCTACCATGTACTCTATGCCAAAAGAAATTCAAAAACAAAATAGCCAAATTATAGAATATATCTATCATACGGTGTTATTGTATTCGAGTATATTTCTAACTTATCCTATATGGCCACCTATACTAAAAAAAGAAAAGTTTATAATCGTAGCTTGGAATATAGCAATTCCTTATATATTACTCTTTTCTCCTATTTTATTAGTAATTATAAGTAACTTCGGGCAATTTCAGTTAATGATTTTGATGCTTAATATGCTAATAATAGCAATGTTATTAAGATGGCAAGTTGCTATCTTAATGATTTTTATTAGTGTAATTGCCAGTATTCAATCGTATAAATATTTTTTAAGTCTTGATAATCTTGTTGTAAATATAGGTACTCTACAGTTTAAAATAATGTACTCATTGCTTTTGGTAAGCAGTGTTTTAATAGCATTTCTTAGGCCAAAACAAGAATACCAAGAATTAACCGAACAAAGAGCTGATTATCTTGGAGAAAAAGTACATGATATAGATGAGGAATTGAAAAAATCAGTTGAGGTTAAAAATGAATTCTTGCGTAATTTAGAACATGAGGCACATACCCCTATTGTTGGTATTACAACTATGGGGCAAGTTCTTTTTGAAAACTACGACAAATTAACGGAAGAACAAAAGCGCAAAGGTTTAAAAGAAATATCAAAAAGTTCTGAACGTCTATCAACTCTTGTTAACAATATGATTGACGTATCTAAACTCTCAAGTCTCAACTATGTTTTAAATAAAACACTGATAAATTTAAGTGATTTAATATATCAACGCCTAGACCATTGCAAAAAACTATATTTAGAAAATAAGGACTTAGAATTTATCTGTGATATAGAAGATGATCTATTGGTAAGCTGTGATGAACATTACATTACCTCGACTCTGGATAATTTAATTGTCAACGCTATCACCTATAGCAAAGATGGTAGAATCACTATCAAATTTAAGAAGAACAACGATTTAGTCAAGTTTCAGATTACCGATGAGGGAATAGGAATACCACAAAAAGAACTATATGCCATTTTTGGAACATTTACAGTTAGCTCTAGAACTAAAACTCCAGCAGGAGGTAGAGGTCTAGGTCTTGCTCTATGTAAAGGTGCTATAGAGGCTCACAAAGGGCAAATCTGGTGTAAAAGCAACGGTAAGAAAGGATCTACTTTTACCTTTACACTCTCAATAGAGGACTCAGTAAAATGACGGAAGTTAGAATTGTTAAAACTGAACTACAAAAAAAGCAGCTTAGGCTATTGGTAGTTCAGTTAAGTTAGTTATGAAGATTAAAATTTAGAACCATTTAAAAAATCGCAGAGAATGAGATCTTAAACTATTAAACCAATCATTAAAGATAGAAGATGAATAACTTCTCTGCTTATAATCCTTAGTAACTTGATTAAAAGATTTTTTACTTTCTTGTGGTTCAAGAGGTTTTTTGTCAAACTGACTAAAATCAATTTTTGGCGGATTATAATTTATATCCTTAAAAACGATTGGTGATTTAGTTTTAGATTGTTGTAAGTTGTTACGAGCTATCAAGGTTTCGTAAATACCTATCATTTCCTTTATGATTTCCTTACTTTCTGCGCAAGCTTTGATAGCTTTTTGAGAGTAATCTATGATTTTTAAATTTTCATCTAATATTATTTTATAACAATCTCTTTGTTTTTGCGCTTCAGCTTTTTCTTTTTGTGCTTTTGTTATTTCACTCTGTATTTCAGCTTTTTCTTTTTGCGTTTTTGCTATTTCATGCTTGTTATTTTCAATTTGTTGTTGTATGGCAATTCCTTGTCCCGAAGATGGAATCAGATGTATTGATGAAAAGTTAGAAATACTATTTGCAGCCATAAAAAACCTTTTATTTATTGTTTAAAATTTATTTGGATTATTCTATAACCAATCCAGTTAAGTCGACATTTTGATACTCTGGATGATCTTCTTGATGAGTAGTTTCTAAATCTATAAAATACGTTTTCAAAGTGTCAAAGTTGGTTTTAATATGCTCAACTCTATCAGTTAATTCTAAATTAACATCTGTTAAAGATTGTATATGCGTGTCTTTTTCTACGAGAGCTATATTCTTCTCTTGAATAACACCATCTTTTTCTATGATAACATTATTTTTTTCTGCGATAATGGCATCTTTTTCCTGAAGCTGAGTTTGAACTTCGGGCTTGGGGAGCAGTGGAACAGCCAACCGACTTAAGCTCTCCCTTATAATGTCTTTGCTTGTTTTGTTACTTCAATATAATGAGCGTAAGTTGCCTCTCCGGGTAATGAG